ACGACAATGATCCGGCTTGGGAGCTGGATTATTGACGTTGACGGTAACCTTTGTTATGTTGATGAAAAATGGGTCGCAGACAATGTGAAGAACTCGAGATGTCGAGAGCTTGCTCTCCTCGGAAAGGAGTTCCCCTTCACTGTCCGGCTTGCCCCAGCTTACCAATCTAATGGTCAGCTGATGGGTAGCATAGTATCCTTTATCATTCTGTGTCTTGCAAATGGCGCCGCTCTTGACCTCTACCAAAGGGACTCCAAGAAGAAATTCACCTTTCAGCAGTATCTTCGATCTGCCTTGATTAACGGTGATGATCTTCTCGCAGTCGTCGATGGCGATCAGGAGCTAACACGCTTCAAGGACCTTTCCGGTCGTTTAGGTCTCGACCTTACAATAGGAAAGAGTTATATCCATGACACTTATGCGAACATCAACTCAACTGGCTACCACTTCAATCTTACGGGTCTCCAGAAGTACGATCTCCAGAAGCACGACTTTTTCTCAGAGTACAAGCGATCCGACTCCGGGAATTATTACAAAAGTGTGCCATCCCAGGTCCCGAAGTTCCACGACGGTCGACCTGGTCACCTACCCACACCCGTAGAGATTGATTTTTTCAACTCCGGTCTTTATGCTGGGAAGCACAAGGTGATGGAGAGAGTGGGTTCAACCTCTGAAAACCCTGATGTTGTGGAAGATCCTGACGAGTACACAACCGAGAATCATGACCTCCATGTCTTTACGCTCGAGCCCCTCCCTCCCGGGGCCAGAAAGCTTTACCACCGTTTGAAAAGACGTGGGTTTAAGCTGCCCGAGGAGGGCGACCGCCCTGTGTTCGCAATTGCTAACCGTGTGGTTGCGGGAGTTCCCGATGACATGAAGCTGAGAATAGAGAAAGAGTTCCACCGACGCATCCGAGATGCTGGTGAGGACATTTATTTCTATAAGGACAGCCAGACCCACTCCAAGTGGCGTTGGGCACGTCGGAACCACCGTGTTCCCATCTCAGCCGGAGGTCTTGGTCTTTTTCAGGGCTCACAAGCACGCTACCGAATCAATAAGACTCAGCGCCAGCTCGCTCGTCACCTTAGACTCCAGAAGTCTGAGTTCGGTAGCACTATCGAGACGCAGCTGCCTACGAGGCGGCAGCGTCGTCCGGATGTCCAAACCGCGCACCATTTCGTTGGAAAGACTGAGAAAGATTTTACTCTTCCATCTTACAGCGACATTAAGAATACACGGACATACGGCCCCGTAACCGCCCTCATTCCTTGTGGGGGCCCTGCTCTTGTCAACACACCAGTTGTGCGTGATGAGGACAGGTCCGTCTACTTGGAGACTGCGGACGAAGTCTTAAGTCAGATTGAGGGTTTCCTGAAATCGGATACGGGAAGGCTTCTTCAAGACCGCTCGGTCTTTGAGGAGTATTTTGACGATAGAGAGCTTGCCTCACCCATGTACCCTGAGTCTCATGCTCGGTTCCGCATACGTGAGGACTCCATTGCGCTTTTCGAAAGGCTCAATGGTTTACAGAGGAAAGCGGGTATGGTGATCTCCGAGGAGGTCCCTCCCAGGGAGGAGGACGAACATGAGTACGCTGCGTTTAATACGCAGTTCTAAAACCCGTCAACAGGGGCCTTGAATGACGAGCCTAACGGTGCCAGTGTGCTTTATAGTTCCGTACGAAAGTCTAGAGACTGACGGTTCGAGCAATCTCAAGCGATCAAGGTAGACAGTCCGCTACGGCGGCTCCCACGATGACAACAAAGAAATCAAAAACCCCTACGCAACCTCCAAAGACCCGGAGGCCAAGAAAGAAAAGGGCCAGTCAGATGTCTTCACTAGGTGAGGGCATCAAGGGTTTACTGAACCCATCCCGTGCCTGCCATAAGAATTCGCAGGTCACGACCAGGATCAGGGGCACAGACATGGTCACGGACATCGCTGCAACCAGCACCTTTGGAGTTACCTCCTTCAGGGTTAATCCTGGTAACAGCCTCCTCTTTCCTCGTCTATCTGCCCCCTCGAAGATCTTTGAGAAGTACGACGTTCGGTCCCTTACCTTCAAGGTTAGGCCTACGTCCGCCGCGACTCGATCCGGCGCAGTTGTTCTTCTCTTCGAGACGGACACGTACGATAGCATCCCAACTACAAAAGAAGAGATGCTTAATCACCAGAACTCTTGCAGAGGTCTCCCCTGGGATGCCTTTGATCTGAGAGTCTCTGCACGTGACCTGCACCCCCGCCCTCAGATGTTTATTAGACCTGAGGAGGTAGCTCCTTCCGATTATGATGCGCGTCTTGACGACCTTGGTGAGCTCCACATCGGAGCTTACGTCGATTCCGAGACTCCCATTGTCATTGGGGAACTTTGGGTAGAGTATGATATTGAACTCATCTCTCCCGCCGTGCACAGCACTGAGCCCACCGCTCGGGGCTGGTCTCTCACTGCCCCCAATGGGACATATGCAAATGATGTGGCTCTCGTCACCGCTATGGTGCCGTCAGCGACTAACACCATGGACGAAGTCCTAAGCATACTGTCTCCTGCCACTGGTGGTGGTCATCTTCTAAGTCTGGGTCCCCTTGAGGCTATTATTAGGTTCTACTCTCGTAGTAACCCTGCCTCAACGTTCTCAGCATTGCCAGCCTTCCTCGGTGATAATGGTGCCGTACTTCGTAACAGCTCATTCGCCGGGGACCTCGAGTTCAACAATCCCGGCTCCTTCTCAGAAGCCCAGAACCTGATCTCGATGCCCGGGTTAGGCTTTCCTCCTGGTCAGACAGCGGCCGATATCTCCGCCCTCCCCAACGTTGCTTGGGTTGCGCCCCTACTGAGCGCAGGTACCTTTCTCGGGTGCCTCCTCAGTTTATCGCCCGTTAGGTCCGGGATCTCTTCCGTTCCGTTCCCCCCTATGTCCCTACTCAAGAAGTCCCAACTGCGGACTGCTTGGCACAAACACCTCTCCACAGGCCGTTTCCATAATGGTCTGAAGGACTGCCTGGCTACCCTTGGTACCAAGACGTATGCCACTGGCCGAGGTTGTGTCACCTCTGACTGGATCCTCACAAAGCCCGTTGAGGATCTCGACGATGAAAAGCGTCGCCGGCCTGAGCCCAAACGTTGCGAAGGAGCTTGCAACTCAGTTCAGAAGTTTACTTTTAAGTGATCCATAGCTCCGTGGATTGCGAGATATACACCATCACCCGTTGTCGGTCGCTCCGATACCCGGGCTGAAACTCCCATAACCGAGGAGATCTTGTGTAAGGTAACGCCTACGGGCGGGGTTCACCCATACCTTAGGGTTCGTGTTTGTGTCTTTTGGAAAAGCCACAGCGGAGGTGAGGGCACCGCTAGGACGTCGCACGTCAAAACGCCCCGGGGGGAGCAGTCCTGCTGCCGGTCGATTAGGTTGGGTTACATGGG